GTTGTGTCCCAAATAGTTGAAAGATTTCGCCCGAATACAACTCGAGGACTATCAAAAAATGATACATCTTTTTGAAGTATTTGGAGAGCATCCGAATAAAAAACCTCGAGTTCTGCTACTGTTTTTTCAATATCTACATCAACAATTGACTTAAAGGCCGGAAATGTCGACTTCAAGTCAATCAAAAAATCGGTAAATATTTTGCGTGCGTCCATTAGATTATTAATTATACAATCTCTTTAAGTTTATACTTTATTGCCACCGCGAGACGCCATAAAATCACGCTGATCGCTTGTTAGACACAAACACCCTGTATCGGTATTAAATGACGACGGGCAGCAGCTGGTATCTACCTGATTACCAACAAGATACATTAGCTTATTGGGGTCGCTTGACGCACCGACAGGAGAAACTCCACCAGCTGACGTGGGTTCGGTAGCCATAAACCCGGCAGCACCCGCAATGCTAACGCCGTCATAAGGACCTATTCCACCCGACGCTAGAGGCATGCCCACTTCTTGCTGCATAAAATTCTCACGAGCACCTACCGGCGAACTAGAACCAAACTTTACGAAAAGTCCAGCAAGAACGGCTGCGACAAAAAATGCTACAACAAGTTCGGTTTTACCAATCATTCTTTACTTATTGCTTTAATACGATTTTTTTACGCTCCAGCAGCTGCTAACATGGATGCCATCACAAGAACTAATGCAAGAATTTCGGGTTGAAATAATGCAAGTACAATAGCAATCAAAAGCATAGCATATACAAATCCCTTAATGATAGAGATACATAGTGTAACAAATGATTCAATAAATGATATACCAACATACGCTAAATACGAGGCAATGTAACCTTGACCTCCAAAACGCTGTAAGATATCGCGAATCTTGATTAAATATCCAACAAATACACTTGATGAATTTGAAACCTTTCCGAGAGTTGTTGATGTAAAACTCAGCATAAACATACGTAGACGACTAAACATTTGACGAAATAAATCAAGAGGTCCAATCATCTCAGAAATTGTATCGGTCGCTGTTCCGGTTATAGCGTGGACAGCATCGATTGGTATCTTTACAATTTCTCCACTCATCTGACCCATACAATACTCAAAATTCTCACTAACTGTTACTTCGGGATTGATCATTTCAGAAAATGGCATGTACATCGGATTGCATCGGTATTGTATCCAATTTGATTTGACTTTATCAATTGAATAGCTAGCATGGAATACAAGTGCCGTTGCTATTGCAAAAATTGGTAATAGAACAAACAACCACATTAATTCTTACTCTTATAACATTTCAACCGTTTTACCAATAGGACCATTCATTACTGAAGCACCCGTCTCCATTCCACCATAAAACACGTATATAAATGACATCAATACTCCCACAATACGAGCCATCAATGTTCTCATACGAATAATAATATATTGTGTTTGACTCATTACATTTTGAATTTTTCCAAATACAGTTCCAAGTATACCCAAAAATCCGCCACGAACACTCCCCATCATACCACGCATCTCATCCATTCCATCTGCTATTTCAGATACGCTGTCCGTGATTACACTGACTTCGGCCATAACAGGATCCATAACAAATCCGGCATAATCATGAAAGCTTTTCATAGTACACTGTGTAAAATTTGTAACAATGTCTTGTCCAACCATTCCCGCCATCGGCATATAAATTGGATTACAACGATATTGAACCCAGTTCTTTTTTAGAAATCCAACCTGGCTCATGCCAAACAAGTATAATGTTGACAATATCGATGTAGTTAATACTACGGCAAAAATGATTGCCTCCATCCCTTATCTATTTCTATAAATTTGAATCGTCCTAAAATGCGTATCCTCGTTTTCAAAACTTTTGTCTTTGTTTGGATATAAACGTAATGAAGTTCCAGCCTTCCTCAACTCGTCTCGCCCTCGTTTTAGGAGGTATTGTTGTGGTGTTCTATCTAATGTCAAGCTACTCATCAGGTAAGTCTTTCATGGGTGAGAGCATGGAAGTATTCGGCCAGAAGCTAGGTGTGTCGGGGCCTTCATCGGATAGCGGTCCTTTCCCGAAGGCTACTCATGGTGGCGGATCCAATGCCCAACCGACCGAGTCTCTACAGGCTCGCCACCCGTCTTCGCAGTCTACGTACTCTGAGTCTACTCTAAGTGCAGATGAGCTTTTACCGAAGGGTGGTCTTGGTGCTTCTTTTGCCGCTGTAAATCCGGCTGGCATGGGTGACCTAAAGGGCCAGAACTTCCTCGATGCTGGTTACCACACGAACACAGCTATCGCCGGTGTATCACAGACGAACCGAAATGCCTCTTGGGATGTCCGTTCTGAGACACCTAACCCCCAGGTCAAGGTTGGTCCGTTCGTGAACACGACTATCGAGGCTAACCCGTTCAAGCGTGGCCTAGAGGCGTAAAAACAAAAACTCCCAACCTTGGGTAGAAACCAACCACGAGGGGTCTGCGTTTTGTACCCAAGTGCACCCTATAAACCGTACCACGAGGGGCATAGGTTCAAATGAAGTGCCCTTACGGGCCGCTGTCCATAATCTTGACAGCCAGTCAACCGCTTAGCGGCTTTTATGTGGCTAGTCTTTTTACAGCTAGCCGTCTGTATCTATTTCTATTCATTAATCTGATTTTTTAAAATCCATTTTGCGAAACCGTTTCCCAATAGTTAATAATGTGGCCTGTCGCTTTGGTAGGCTCAGGAGTTGCTCTGGCACTTCTGTCATCTCGAGGTCCAACAAATACAACACAAGTTCGAAGCATGAGTGATGGTAACACCTATCATGTTCAGAATCTACCCGATAAACAAGACGCAGCTAATTTAATGGCAAAAATAAAGTCAAACTTGGATTCGTTAATCAATCATTACAAATCAGATCCTGCTTCAATGGCTGATCCGCGTGTGAAGGTAATGGTTGATCGATTCAATCCGTCTAACATGGTTGAAAACGATTTGGACGCAGATAGTACATCGTATTCCGAAAATAAAGGTGAAAAGATAGTTGTCTGCTTACGTGACAAATCTACTAAAAAATTAGTAGATGAAAATACGATTATGTTTGTTATTTTGCACGAAATGTCTCATTTAATGACCACAACAGTTGGACACACTCCCGAATTTTGGACCAATTTTCGCCGTGTATTGCAAGATGGTATCCAAGTAGGAATTTATAAGCAGGTTAATTATTCGCGATCACCAACATCATATTGCGGAATGACCATCACAGATTCTCCGCTCTAATAAATAAGATGTTACAACGGCGAGTTGTCAAATTTGATACAAAAGAAAGATTTAATGTTTCATTTTTTGAAGACGATATGATTGAAACAGTTCGTCAACAAATTGGTATTGCATTAGATACCCATCCAAGCCGTTTATTTATTCTTGTTGGTGTTAAGTTACCAAAAGATTATTATATGAAAGATCCTCGTCGGTGGGAGGCTCTCTTTGATCGTATATCTTATAACGGTCAACCTACTCAAAAAGATCAGTTTAACGAATATCAAAGACAGTATCGTATTCCCGCATTATCAATTCCATTTGAGTCGTACGATCGTGCAGATTGGCTATCTGTTCCTGAAAATCTTTCAAAGTTATTTATGCCAGCAGATGACTTTATTGAATATCGTATATTGGGAGTTGATGAATCAAAATCCTATACGATGCCTCTTATAGTTAAAGATCAATCATCCGCTAAAATTTCGTCTACAACTCTTCCAATCGGAGAACTAAAAAGTTTATTATATTCATTTTATGAGAGCAATGATATTACAGATTTTATAGTAAAATCATATAGTGAAACGGATGAACAGGTGACTCGTGCCTACTATCCGTTCTTACAACCAAGTACACCCGCAAGATTAACCATTGAAACCGTAAATTTACTAGCAAAGAATAATAAGTTACTAAATGATCTATTACAACTAAAAGTTGTTGAAGAAGAATCTGTTTCGATAAAGAGAACTCGGTTTATTGTTCCATTTGTTACCACAGATTTTGGATCTGCAATTCGTACACGATTTGAACAAATTTTTTATGGATTAACAGTGTCTCCCGAAGTTCCTTATGTTCAATTTTTTACATCACGAACTGAAACAAATCGTCATAAATTTTATAGCGAAGAAACGAAGAATAAAACGCCAATTGTAGATGTTGCCATGGTAAAGGGTTGGGTCAATGCTACTAAACCCCAGCGCAATCGTCCGACGCTACTTATGTATCGCGGAACATCAAAAGATAACTTTGATCGTATATCAATTACATCATCCGATATCATTCTTTCAACGTATCGTGATAAAAAATCCAAAAAAACACTTGATCAGTTAAAACGAGAGTTACACGAATGGCTCGTGTCATTTGATGCTGTCGTTGGGTTTACGGATATGGCTGATTTGGATCTTGATCGTTGGAAGCTTGACGATTTATCAATTTTAATTAAATATAGAAAGCCAATTGATGATGAACTTGATTTAAGACGTTTTAACTGTGTATCCTCATTCTTCGGAGTTATGGATAAAACAGACACATTTCGTTTGCTACGAACAGATCATACTGCAGATAACATTAGTGCAGTTGAAATTAAACTTTTACAGATGCGTTCACATCAGGGATTTTTGAGCACTCAAGATGTTCAAACCGAATTAAATATTACTGCAGATGAAGCTATTAAGCTATTGAAACAACTTGACGATAAATTGGCAGAAAATCCATCGCTTGCCGATCGTTCGTTCCGGGGATATCCGTTGCTTTTTATTGAACCCGAGTATCTACTTTTTTCATCAGTTGGAAAACTTGATTTAGCTATCAAATATGCGAATCTTCTTCGATTTATATTGTCAACTTCTAAGTCCGACGAGTTAGATAAAATATGTCCTAAGCGAATGGAAACAGTGGAAGTTAAATCTTTAGTTGAACCAGCAATTGAAATAACGCAAGATTATGGTGATCTATTTGACTATCTAGAAGAAGAGAAATTAGAAGATGTATCTACAGTTGTTACTCGTACTACTACAGGGCAGAAAAAGCAAGATACAAAGTATAGTTATTTCAACGAACGTTTACGTGCGTTTGATCCCAAAACATTTGACACTCCTGTATTTCCTAAAAAATGTGAACATAAGCACCAGCCAATTATTTTAACAGATGCCGATTTTGAACGATTGACTAACACAGAATACGATCCTACAACATACTTAGACGAGGAACGTCTTCTAAAATTAGAAAATCCTTCTGGAAGTGTAATCTGTCCCGAGTATTGGTGTGTTCGCGATAATATACCATTGCAGGAAAATCAACTTGATAAATCTGATGGGATACCCAAGTGTCCGAAATGTAAAGGAAAAATACGAATGTCGGACGATAATGATGTTCGCCAGTTTACAGTAATTAAACGCGATAAAGCACTGATATATCCTGGATTTACAAAGACGGGTAATTTTCCATGCTGCTATAAAAGTCCCCGTAAGAAAGCATTAAAGACAGACGAAGATGATAAGTACTATGTTTTGAGTGAAAATAAAACAAACTTACTGGAATATCGCTTTGCATTTTTAACAGCTGGACTAATCAATTCGTTATATATTGATGAAACCTACGAACTGGTAGTTCGTTCCGGAAGACGTATTCCTTCTGGTGTTTCGGGATATTTTCGTGTGGGAATAGGTCATGCTGCAAAAACACTTCCTACATTATTATCTCCAAAAGCTAACATAAAAAATATTATAATTAAATCCCCAGTTGAATCTATTTCTACAATTTTAAAGTGTTCCTTTATATCTACATGGAAACGTGTCTCAGATTCTCACGCTGCGAAGGTCTTTGATATGTTGGAAGAGTTTACTCCCTTTTCAAAGGATGATCTTCTCAAAAAAAACATGGCAAGAATTATTTCGGGAATACAAGATGCTTATGAAGCAAATGAGCTATCACCTATACATGAACTAGAATATGCTGCACTTTCATTGCAATGTGATGTATTCCGGATATATACAGATACTAACACGATGGGTTGTATGTTTTCGTCAGTTATAACACGCCCTAAGAATCGTGCAATAATTGTTCTTCAAAATAAAGAAGACATTGATATTCTTTCGCGTATTTTTGTAAGTGGCCGTTCTTTTGCTTATTCATCAAATATTTATACCGATCAATTCAATACTAAAACACAGCACGAAGTAGAACGCCTGCGAAATGTTTCATGTAGAACAGAAGTACCGTCGTATAATGATGCACTTAGTATCATGCCGGATATTCTTGGAAAAGTAGATGCAGAAACTTATTCGATTATTTTAGATCCATTTGGAAGGGGTCAGGCTTTCTACATTGAAGGTAAAATGATATTACCATTTAAGCCATCACAGTTACCAGATGTTAGACAAGCAAAAATATCAGGATACAAAGATGTATTTAGTTTACCTTCATATGAGGATGTAATGAATTATCTTCCAATTGCAGAAGGTTATTCGAAAGGATATTCTTGGAGGGAAGATGTATATGATAATAAAAATCGTAAAGTTGAAATTGTAACCGCATCTGGCCTAATTATTCCTATTCAGCCTGAAGCAGGTAAAACTACTCATGAAAATGATGAGATTACCGACACAGTTCGAAAATTTGGTGAAACTGATCTAGTATTTGGCGAGCCATCTGCTGATCTTCAAAACGTATATCGTGATGTAAACTATTCTTCCGAAGTATTCGAATTTTTATTGTTTCAACTTGCAAAGGACTTATCGACCGACGATTACAGTCAACTTCGGGACGCTGTTGAGTTTTCTAATAAAAAGATAACATCAACCTTATTAGAAAAATGGTTCTCTGCTACTACAATGTTTGTTGATATTGAAAATCCTGGAGAATTTATTAGCAAGATTCGCAAACCGTGTGGTCAGTTTTCAAAGAATTTGTGTAAAGGAAATTTGTGCGGATGGGATGGTAAAGTTTGCAAAATGAAGGTTAAAAATACAATAAAGAAAGATGAATTATTTTACCGTTTATTGACCACAGTAACTAAAAATTTAAAAATACGTGCAGCTGTTCTTGACAACCGCATTACTCCATTTTTCAGTACAATTTTATACTTAGAGCTACCTCATGAAATGATTTTATCAGATTCTGAGTTAGATAATATCAACGTTTAGTTCTTCCTCGTCAGCTTTCTCAAATACTTCATCAATAACTTCATCTCCCGAAATATTGTGATTGATCTTTGTGAACTTCTTAATTAATTGCATATCATCTCTGCTTAGCAAGCCAACAATTTCAAATCCAAGACCTGTATCTGCTACAAGAACCAAGCTTCCGGTTTCAATCCAGAAATGACGCTTGTTTCGTCCCTGAAACTTTCCAGGAATTGCCGCCTGAACGACACCTACCAAGATTTCATCGTTTACCTTCTTCTGGTACACAGTTTCAACACGACTGTTTCCAAACATCTTACTAATCTTGCCAATGTATACGTCTTCTACACATCCCTTATTTTTTGCAAGATCATCAATAAAATTACGGATCAATCGATCCTGATTATCACGACTCGCCGACTGCCCCTTGTTCTTGTTACCAGAGTTCTTCTGAGGGACTGACATTTTGTTATCACAAGTCAAATTAAAAACTATTTAAATTCGTTTTTACTTATAATTTGCTGCACAACCATAGTAATCACAGCTCATATTACAACATGCTTCAAGGTGACCTTTCCATTCACCAAATTCTTTGTTCTCCTTATTGTAGATAAATTCATACGTTTGTGAACTATCTGTATAAATTAGAAACACAAGTCCTTCACCTCGCAGATATCCGCTTGTATTATCTCCGAGGTGTAGTTTAGAACGTTGATAGTTTGTTATGCAAAACCGGGTTTCAACAAAGTTTTTTGCATCGGGAACTTCTTCCATCTTATTTAATCTACACCAAATGAGTCTATACTCTTTCCGTTTTACAGAATAGATAACCGTTTGGTATCTGTTTTGTAATTTATTAAGTTTAGTTATTCTCCTCCACCACTAGTTTTCAAAAAACTAGAAATTTACGCAGGCACAACCGGCTTGACAAAGTGAACCTTGAGGAAGCTCTGGAGGTTGAGGTACGTAACCTCCTGGCCATCCTTGACGCGGAGGAGCTTGCCAAGCTTGGCGTCCGGTAGGATGCGGCGCTTGAAGTTCGGGTCAAAGCAGTTGTGCGCCTTGACGTAGGTGGCTACGAACTTCGTTACATCCGTCTGGCTCTTCTGGCTCTTGGACGGTAGGCCCATGAACGTCGCGAGCTCATCCGTGATCGGGCGGAGCTTGAGGAACGCGTTGTTGGCGCGGCGAGACTCGTACGTCTTGCGCTCCTCGACGGTCATGTCCTCCGGGTTCTTGCGGTGACGCTTGCCCTTGCTGCGAAGCTCACGCTTGACCGCCTTGGAGGCCTCAAGAGCGGACTTCACGGCATCACGCATACGCGTCGTCATCTCCGTGCTGATCGCCTTTAGCGTATCCTGTAGCGTGGAGAGGATTGCATCGGCCGTGCGCGTATCCTCAACAACGGCAACCGCCTCACCAGCGGCAACTACAGGGGCGGTAACAACAGGCACCGTAACCTCCGTCTTGGAGGCGGCCTTCGCACGGGGGGCCTTCGCGGCCGGGGCTACAACTACAGGGGCGGCGGCATCGGTCTTCGGGGCAGTCTTGGTCGTCTTGGTATCCTTGGCCATCTTGTTTGAAATAACTGAAGAAGAAGAGGAAGGCATTTCTAACGCGGTTGGTATGCTTACATATATCCTGACCTGTTTAAATCACATTCTGTGAAATCCACTCATAATTATAAAACATGCATGAAATGGATCCGAACAATCATTTAAAATAAAGAGAAGGATATTTGAAAGAACATACATATACTGCTTATAGGTGCAATGTTGAAACTTTATTGGGAGATCGTGAATGTAAATCAAGTACTTGTGTCTGCGTGATTCTCGCTTACCAGCATGTTCCAGTGCCCATTCGGTAAACCCCTGAAGCAAGAACACTACGTAAAAATCAACATTGATAGGGCCAAGCGACATGAATGTTTCGGGACTAATTCCAAAAAAATCGTTTGCTTGTAAAATGTGTGAAATATGTCTGAAACGATTAACAACTATTTCATCTAATTGCCTAAACGGACCATCTGTGTGAAAAGTTGGAAGTTTTCTATGCAGACGATAGACATGAAGTTTATGTAGACGTTTTTTGACATCTGACTGTATATCCTGTCGTGTGTATGGATTTTTTAATTCATTTGCGCCATCAAGATGCTGTAATATACTTCGGATGTCAAACCAGTATATTTGTTTGTTTTCTTCGAATGCAAAATAATCAAAGGGGCTGACTGTTTTAGCTTCATCAAATGTAAACAGTTCTTCTTTGTTGCCACAGTTTGTTCTATTTAATACACCTGGTCCTGCCAGACGCAACAGATGTCTAATATGATATCCCCTCCATATTTTTTGAATCAAAATAACTTTTGGATCAATATTGTTTACAACTGACCAAACACGTGGAATTTTTACTTTAATGTGACGCTTACAAAATATCGTACCCGTCATTGCTGTATATGTACATCGATCCATTGATGTTAAACTTTTACAGGCCGAGCATAACGGCATACTTATTATCTTTATCAAAAACGGATTTAAATCGAATCTGTGGTATAGAAAGTACAACAAGATAAAATGGCCAGCAACATCACTATTCTATCACCCAGCAACATCGATATGAGCAAGATGAACTTTGTAGTAGGACCTGTAAAGCCTAATCGCAGCCCTTCAATTAACATGAAGCATGGTGGTCAGAGTTTTCAGATTCGTCTACCCGCAAAGGTTCTACTTTCAGGCGGTCTTTGGACCCAGGTAGACGACAAGACTGGAGCTAAGTCATATTCAATCAGTGTCCCTCTCAAGGGTTGCGATGAGTATGCAAAGTCCCGTAGCACGGATGGTTCTGACACTGGTGCTCTTTACAACTTTCTTCTCGATCTAGAGGAGACAGTTATTCAGCAGGCGCTCGAGAACAGTACCAAATGGTTTGGTAAGAAGCGCTCTCTAGAGGCTATCCGCGATAGCTTCTCCAAGATTGTGAAGTTTTCAACTGACGTTGTTAACGGCGAGCGCGTACCGAATGGTAAGTATCCGCCTAGCTTCCGAGTGAAGCTTCCCGTCTACGATGGCAGTGTAAAGGCTGACATTGCAGATGGAAATGGCAATCCGATCTATGCTACTCCCGATTCTCTCTCAAGCGTATTCCCTAAGGGAGTCAGTGCCAGTCTAGTAATCAGCGGTAGTGTCTATACGATCTCTGGTGGTAGCTTCGGTATTACCTGGCGTCTTACGTTTGCGCGTGTATATCCTCAGAGTAAGCTAACTGCTAAGGATGTGTTTAAGGATGAGAGTCCTGAGGAGGAGGATGAGGAGGATGCTCCGGTTCAGCCTGTAGCTCCTGCTGAGGAGTCTCAGGCAGTTGAGGAGTCAGCTCCTCAGGAAGAGCCTGTTCAGAGCGAGAAGCCGGTAAGTCGTCGTAAGAAGGCGTCGGGAGCTTCAGCTTAGACCAGATAGATGAATTTGTCGGAGGAACATACAAAATATAATTTGAATCAATAAAAAGAAGAGAATTAGAAGTTATATAAGTTTTTTTCACGGTTGAACATGTTTTCATCTCTGAGATAGACTTCTTATTGCATTTTTCGCATTCATATATAGTTGGAGTGTCTTCTACAAATAAAGGAGTTATAAGGCGAACATTTGATAAAAGTGTACGATCAATTATATTCTCAAACTCATCTTCCAAACAATCTTGATATGCTTCTGGAGATAATAAAGACCAAATTGTTTTATCGAGCGACTTCCAATCTTCTTGCAGTAAAGTGGAAAAATCATTCTCACGAAACCAAAGTGCTTCAAATTTTTCTTCGTTGTCCTTTTCATGTTCAGAAAGTCCAACGCGTTTTAGATCAGAATCGTATAACCAATAAACAGAAAGATTTTCTTTTTGATATTGAGGGTCAACTAATCCACGATATACAACACGACCATTATAATCCCATTCATCTGCATCTATATCCTGATCATGGTTAGCAATCTCAGGAGATAAATTTTTATAGCATAGACTCGATCTCAGTCTTGAGAACATTTGTTACTAATAAAGTTAATCAAATGAAATAGTTACACGCGTATCGTGATGCTTCATAGATTTTGTAGCTGAATTTGAAAGTTCGTGACGTTTCTTTGGTTGCTCTTCTTTCTTTTTAGAATCTTGTAGACGATTCTCCATATCTTTGTGAACTTCTTCTTGGTGATCTTCTAGATACTTTAGAACTTCATCTGTGATCGCCCATTCAAAAAAGTTTAGCTGGCCAACCGTTGTTTCCATCTCGTGAAACTTAATACGCTTCCAGCGACAGAATGGGTCAAACATTTTTTTACTATACGCCTTTAGATGTGACTTATAGGATAGGTATACAATCATATGTTTTTGAGATTTTGTTACATATGTCACATTATACTTTTTCGAGTAATTTGTAACAAACCAGTCGATTAGACGAAGAGAAATTTTTGATTTTCCATCCAGAATACTTTTTACATGTTGAAAGTTTTCAGCGTTTGAATAAAACTTTTCCAGACGGTATAATACCCATTGCTCTTGCGATTGAATTTCCATCTTATTGATAGTTTTCATTCTTAACATTAAAATGGATTCGGTTTATATACTAGTATAGGTTATAAAATAAATGAACTGCGCTATTGATGATTTGATTGCAAAGTATGGAAAAAATGATCAGAGAACAGCTGAATGGCATCAAAAGCGAGGTGAGATGCTAACCGCATCTGAAATTGTTAAAGCATGTGTGGATGCTACGCCTGCAATGAAACATGAAATTATCATGTCAAAACTTGCACCTCGTTCGTCAGAAGGTTCAGGATCACGATCTCTTGTATGGGGAACTCGTTTTGAACAAATTGCAAAAGATATTTACTGTTCTCAAAATCCTGGAATTAATATTGTAGATACGACGTGTATTCCTCATCCAGCGTATTCGTTTCTCGGAGCATCGCCAGACGGTATTTTGCGTTCGGTAGATACTACTCATCCGCTTCATAATCGACTCATTGAAATTAAGTGCCCGATTAGTCGTGTGCTAGATGGTAGCCCCGTATCTGCTCAATATATGTGTCAAATGCAGCTCCAAATGGAATGTGCCGGTATCACACAATGTGAGTTTGTCGAGATGAAGTTTAAGGAGCTAACCTATACTGAGTGGGTGGATTCCAAAGCTCAGTATAAATCATTCTTTGGTGTTACAGACGCTGGAGTTGTTACGTATAAACATTTTACTGATTCCAGAACGGTTCCTGTTTGGAGATCTGAAATATTTAATCAAGAAGATGATCATCGCATTTTCTATTGGGAACTTTCGCAAATACAGCAACAAACTATTAATCATAATCCAGAATGGTTAATTAAAAATATTGAAAGCTTCAAGACTGTTTGGGATTTAGTACTACAGCATCGGGCTTCAGGAACTGTTCCTCAGAAGCCGTCGGAGGCTGCTTTATTGATCCTGTAGGATAGTAGCGAGTCAACCACTCAAGATCAGTGCGATCAGGATTCTCTGCATAAAATCCACCCGAGCCGTCGTGTACTTTAAGAAGAGTGTTAAAATACTCCTCATACATGCGACCAACACGTTCTAGACTAAAGTTATTAACCGCCCAATCACGGCAATCTTGGCGAGAAATACGATCAATATTTTTACACGCCCAGATATACTGTTCCATATTGCGGCAACGATAACCCGTTATTCCGTGAAGGTTATTCTCTGCAAATCCACCCCAGTCAGACGTAATTGTCGGTGTTCCGGAAAATAGAGCCTCAATTGTAACACCTCCAAACGGCTCGTTATAAAGGGTAGGTGCAATAAGGGCCTTTGCGTTTTTCATGAGTTCTTTACGCTCATGAGGCTCAACATAACCAATTTCAGTTACGTGATCTGGAACAGTACCGCCACATGCTGCAGCTAGATCTCCCTGACCGGCAACATAGAGCTTCGCACCAATTCGTTTTGTCATATCAACGGCAAGACCAATTCCCTTTGAATCGATAATACGACCAACAAACAAAAAGTAATCTTTCGGCGTAGCACAAAAATCAAAATCTTTCACATCAAAATAATTAGGAATTACTGCATCGTAGAACTTAGGTGACTTGTCAAACTTTCCGTAAACAAAATTCATAACTGAATGCGATTCATATACGGCGTAAGGCGTACAAACCGGATTCGGACATCCAATACCGGGCTCTACAGGGATTAGTTGACGATGGGCTTCAAAAATAGCTTGGTGACCATATCCCCAAAAACATAGAGCAAAGTCATTCGGTTGAGCTCGCTTTCCTACTTCTATAATTGCACGCTGATTAAATGTTTGGTGAGCGTGATCTGCAGTATTGTGTTGAAAGAAGCTCTTTTTCCAGTTGTAAATTCCATATGCCTTCTCGAGAACTTCATTATCAGTTACGGCGATGTGTTCCGTACAGACAACCTCAGAATCTGCGTGGCCGTAGTGATATACAGTGTGACCACGCTCAGTCATCATTTTACAAAACTTTAAAACTTTTTGAGTGAATGCACATGCCGAATAGTCCTTTCGCGTAATCGTGTGGGGTAGAGCAAATGCATGAAATCTCATTTTTATTTAAACATCTCGCCCATAGCTTTAAATAAAATGTATGACCGCGACTTTCACAAATCTATTGAAAACGATGAATATCCTCAGGCAGTTCGCCTTGCAGAGTATATTGCCAGCCATGTTCCGTGTTCCACATTTCTAGACTTTGGTTGTTCGACTGGTCTCTATCTGAATGAAATAAAGAAACGCCTTCCACAAATTGAATCAGTTGGATATGAATTTGCAGAAGATGCGGTAAATGCTGCACTATGCCCCGATGTTGTACAGTTTGATTTGACAGAGCCGCTTCAACGTTCTAAAAAGGAAAATACTCTAAGTCTCTGTTTAGAGGTACTAGAGCATATTGATGATGCAAACTGGCTACCGGTTCTTACAAACATAACAAAACTATCTGATGTAATTATTTTTTCAGCGGCTATTCCTGGGCAGGGAGGAACGGGTCATATTAACTGTCGTTGGAAAATTGACTGGATTCGCCGATTTCATTCTCTCGGATGGGTCGTTGATCTTGATAAGAGTAGACATATGATAGATCATATGAGAAATGGTTATCATATGGGATGGTTTGCAAATAATGCCATGGTCCTTGTTAAGTCATAAATGAATTATGCATGTTTACACGAAAAGGAGTTTCAACGCCAGCAACCGGTTCAGGTTTGGAAGGTGTCATTACAAAGTGATTTGTCTTCTGATCATAAGACGACTGGCGATTTCCAGAGGTCGCCTTTACGTTACCCTGTTCTAGAAACTCTGGTACAAATGACTCCTTTGACTGCATAAGAACATATCCAATTAATACGACAACGGCAAGAAGTACAACATATGTCAAGTTATCCTTCATTTACTCTAATATGTGGAAAATGGATTAACCATTTTTCATATTAAGTTGATAACAAATATGGAGCTTCCTAAATTTAAAGGTCCAGAGGATCGCGCACTCGACAATTTGAAATCAATGCTTACCGCTAGAGGATTCAATGCTGATGGGTTTGAACTAGTTGGTACTCCGCTAGATGATACGACTATGTATACATTTGGAGGTATGTTGATTGTGTTTGGCAACAAAACTCGTGTTAGCGTAAATGATCTGACATCATTTATTACATACGCATCTGATAACGGACATACAAACGGAATGATTGTTGTTACAGTATCTAAGTCGTCTGAAACAGTTCTTGCGTTTCTCCGTAGCTATATTGCCAAACCTGAAAATATGCTTGTTCAGCTCTTTGAAATCAGAAAGCTACAAATTGATATTCCTCGTCATCGTGATGTGCCTAAACACCGTATTCTTCCACAGGAAGAACGATCTGCGGTAATGAAGAAGTTTAATATCAAAGATCCCCATGAATGTCCTTGGATCGATTCACAGGATGCCATGGGAAAGTGGATTGGAGCACGCCCAGGTGATTTGGTTGAAGTATCGGGACTAGACGAAGCATCAGCAACAAACGTACATTATCGTTATTGCTTGGCAAATGTTTATGACCATTAGATACAATGGATAGTCAGTTTACGACGCTAACTCGTAGCTATCATGATAATTTTTTACAGTATGCAACAACAGGTGGTCAAGCTTACCAGACAGCGTATGAGTCTGCGAAAGAAGGATTGGATAATATTATTGCTTCGATGCAATCTGAAGTCGATGCACAGAATGAAACGATTTCAAATTTTTATAAGTCAGGAACAGAAGGCAAACTTCGTGATTTAAAATCAAAAACAATTGATGCAAAAAGAAATGTTGTAGCAAGTCGCGATGAGTTATCTGCTGCTAAAATGCGTACAGTTCCTCAAACTACAACACCAATAGCTCCAAATTATACACCGTACTACCTTACTGCTGGAGCGCTTACGGTTGCTGCCATTGTGCTAAATATGTTTTGACTTGGTGTCATAAATACTAAATAAATAACTAAGAATATTAATGCAATAAGACCAAATAAATATAAATTATACATCAATTCGGCGCTTGATAAGTTAGCATCGGTTGTGTTTTGTATAATCTTTAATGTTTGCAATTTATCATTGCTTTCTTTAATTTCATTATAATCTTTTTGATATTGAATTAGATCGTTTGTTAAATCAGAAAGTGTCTTAGGGTCAAATTTTTCAGTTCCTTCATTGAGTGAAGACATAAAGTCTTTTACAGCCGCAGACATTTGACCATTTATTGAAAGAACCTTCTCAACTAGAGGTTCGCGCTTTTTAACATCTGGCTCTTTGATCGCACTAGATAATGCGCTCGAATATTGATTTTTTAATGATGCATATTGTTTCTCGAAACCAGACAATTTTGTGTTCCGAGAATCTTGAAATTTTTTGATGTCCATTACATTTTATTACATATAAATAAATGCCGACTGCTAAGGTGTCGTTTAATATGAAAAATGGCGTTCAGAAAGGTCCTGGTACGGATGCTTCATTTATTACGGCAATGCGTCGCCAGCAGGTTGCTCTTGTAGGCGCTACATTACTAAATGAGCCCAAGCCTCAATTTGTTGATAACCTAAAAGCCCGTGGTGGTGATGTAAATCCCACACAGTATCTACTAACTAAATCACTCTCTCTCAGTTTTTTGAAGACATATTAAATAAGAGAATGTCAGATTACGACACTATCACGGAAAAAATCAATACACTTGTGAAAACACCTGAGCCAGCCGGCACGATGTTTTCAAACTTAGATCAACAGCGTGACCTTACTATTAAAAAACTCAAAAATGATTACAACAATCAGACCACAGTTATGACGGTAAATAAGCAAGTGAAGGATGTTGTTGGATTTTTTAAAAACTCTTTTGGAGGAACTAAGGCAGAACTTGATCATAATAAAAGTACGGTTTCACAATTGCAAAATAAAATTACAGATTCTCAATCCATCATTGATCAACTAGGACTAACAAGTCCCATTATTCAACAGTTATTAATTCTTGTTGCAAGTGTTGCCGTTATCTACTTTTTTGGTTCATTTCTCGGTTCTATAGTTCACTTAATTGCATTAGGTATTTTAGTAATTGGAGGTTACTATATAATTTCCGGAACACCTAATAATGGGCAATCAAACGTCATCACCTCAGCCTTCAACACTATCTCTTCCTTCTTTACCTCCAGTTTGTGATATGGCATGCCAGAGACAAAAACAACTTGATGGTCTAAAAACAGCACTCGATACAGCTACAACAACCAAAGACTCTGATCCCGAAGGGTACGAGAAGGCTCGTGTGGCATATTACACCCTGCTAGAAGGTAACACTTGGTTAGCAACTGAAAAAGACACTATTGCAAAGCAATATATAGAACCGGTTTTGTCACAGTATTCGACACAGTATAATGAATTAAAAAATAGAAAGAAAGAGCAGAATATCTTTGTAAATTTAGCAGCTACCCTAAAAGAGCAAGAGAAGGGAGACGAAGAAGAGTTGGCGTTCTTGAATGAAGAAACAGGAAAGGACAGGGTAGAAACAGATGTACTGAATCGTCTAACTCAAATAAAAGGTTCGCCGACTTATCAATTTGATTGGTTTATATATTTGCTTTACGGCATAATTGGTGTGCTTGGATTATATGTTGTATATCTTATTATTACAAAAATTATAAGTTATGTATACCCCTCTCAGACGAGTGTTCTTGGGGGTAAAGCAAAAACTTGAATACCGCTAAGTATTCTTATTTAAGGTATATTGCTCTTCCCCGCAATATACTATGTTTCTCCAATTCTAGAAACCCTTTAGATCTTATCATATGAATGTCATCACATTCATACGTTAGTATACTGTTATACACTAAACTACCCTCACCATGCACCTACCTCGCATATCTCGTGATCAGCTAAACTGACCTCCGTTGTTCCCTAGCTTATTCATATAGTACACTTTTGTACTTATTTTCAATTAGTTCACAATCATTATATTTTATCAATTGTAATCTTTATGATTTCCAAATCTATTGTTTCTAAATTGTAGATAATTACTCAGTCATTGCGACCACCTTGTGGTCTTTGCAATCTGTAGTTTTTACTATCCAATTCATACTTCAACAATTTCTTGTTCATAAAGTTTACTTTCGTTTACTCGTATAATTTTCCTTTACAAGATTTGTCCTCTTGTACCGTCGTGCACCTCCTTCGCACGAACAGTGTACTACGCGTTTGAAATTGTTGTGTTTGCGCACTTCCAATCTCGGTTCCGTAGTTCCGTTGATTCTCTAACAACTAAACAGTTAACAGCTGTCTAGTGGTTGAGAACCCAAGCAACCTGTTAGTTGCTCTACTGTCTTCTAATCTGATTTTTTAAGATCCGTTTTGCGAAGCGCAAGGACAACGTTTTGCGAACCAAAAATATAACCCAAAAATCTCATGTATGGGGAGCTGTCGGTGCTCACCGTTTTTGTGTTTTAATTACGGTCTCACTCGCAGGGGAACTCCAACCCGAAGTTGTGCAGCCAGCGGCACTGTGGACAGTCATGTCCCCACCAAGGAATGTATCTGTCGTCAAAGCTGGCATTTTCGCCTAGCTCAACCTTTTCTGTGTGGAGAGCGATGTGCTCCTCGAGTTTGTCAGGCCAAGGCCAAGGCAGTGTTACTGTAGTAAAAGCAGGCCACCGCTTGCGGCTCGCCCGCTTGCGCCGCGTCATGCCTCCAGGACGACGCTTATCGGTGTTCTTGTCGATGGGTCGAACCATCTTTTCTCACGGTGTATAGTTCTACTTGAGTAGGCTTTGATGCGAGTTCTTAGTTCCTGTTTAATTTGACTTTTATCAATCCATTTTGCAGTCTCAAATTAAAAACAAAAATTTACTCTAGTCTGTAAATTTCTGTATACAATGCTCCTCCTTGCATTATACTATGTTACCTCGTTACGTAACCCTATGTGCACATTACACCCACTTATTGCACCTCCCCGCAATATTTCTATGATTTCCTACAAAACCTCTAGTCTCTCTCACACATTCACAGTAGCCGCTAAACTACCTTCCTATATGATTCAAATTCCACTCATCATACCTGTCGATATGCTTATAGCTGATCAAGCTCTTCCCAACAGTCTTTCAACTGTCTACTATGTCTTTTCTTGACTTTTACAAATCCGTTTTGCGATCACAACCCTTTTCGCTAACCATAATATAATGGAAACAGCGTATCTATTTCTTGCTGTATTAATTTTTTTGATGTACAGTATCACCACATGGTACACTTCAATTGAAGGATTTGAAGATGGCGGTAGTGTAACTCATGAAGATCCTGTCGAGATGTACGACGATACATATGCTGCAATCTATGATTCGCTCTGGCACTCAAAGGAGAAGAATGATTACGAACAAGTTTCTATTCAAGATGTCTCATTAGCTGATTGGCCAATCGCAACTGTAAAGGTTCTTGATATGTGCTGTGGAACCGCTCCGCATGCTTGCTGGTTCAAAAATTTAGGAGTAGACTACACCGGTGTAGATATTTCTGAAAGTATGTTGAAGAAGGCAAGAGATAATTGTCCGAGTGCTACGTTCAAGAAGGGAGATGTAACACAAATTCAATTATTTCCTCAGAAGTCCGTGAGCCATTGCATTCTGACAAACTTCTCAGTTTATATGTTTGAAAATCCTAAGATACTGTCGGACAATGCGTATGCATGGTTACAGCCGGGTGGATTCTTTGTAGTTCACATGGTTGATCCGGACAAGTTTGATCCCGTTCTGAACTTAGCGAGTCCATTTGCTGCATTTTCGCTACAGAAGTATTCCTATGAGCGTCAAACAGATTCTGCCATTTATTTCGACAAATTTAAGTACCTTGGTCGTTTCAACAAAAAGAAGGATGAAGATGATGTAACTTTTAATGAGACATTAACTTACTACGACAAGGACAACAACGACGGTAAGAAGTATCGTGAAAATAAACACCACTGGGTCATGCCTTCTAAAGAGCGTTTGATTAATATAATCAAGTCAAGCGGATTTCGTCACACAGAAACAGTAGACCTAGTACGGTGTGGAAAAGAGTATCAGTATTTAGTCTATTTTAGTAAGTAAATGTTGTGCATGGAACGTTTGCGATATAATTGGTATTTGTGGTTTGGATTTAAAAATAAACGAAAGCCCATGAAACACCCCTTACAGCATCTACTTACACGAGAACCATCTCGAACAATAGATGTAAGTAAGTTACATTCTAAATTTGAAATAGTAAATTCTAAATAATGGATCCTGATATGGTTCTTTTAATTAAAATGTGTAAAGAAATAGTTAAAAAAATTGATTATCGATATGGCCCTCTTGTTCTTAATTGTCGTGAGTTACTTTCAATGGTTTTTCAAAATAAGTAAAGTTTAATGAACGTAATTGATTCAAGAACAGTCGTAGATTTTCAGAAATTTACATTTTCTGGACATTTGAGGCAACACGTGTATAAGGTGTTGAACGAAAATATAAAATTAGGTCACGCAGATTACGCATGTTATTGGGCTCTTGAACTTTTATGTTCTGGACTTGTTCATTCCACCTGGCAAACACTTTTTGAATCTGCAGCGATTCATATTAACCGAGCAGCACCTAATTCTTTTTTATATTTGATCAAAATGTATGAAAAGTTTGCTCCCTACGAATCTCAGTATTCTGTTATGTCAATGACTGATATACGTAACAACCCCGAAGTTCGAACAATTATTTGCGAAGCAGCTGCCACATTAGCACTTTGTCGTAAACATAAGTTACCCACAATGCCTAAAATTAAACCAGAACACGATTTCCTTCCTTTGACTATTCAAGAAAACTTGAAATCGCCTTCGGCTAACTATGGTCGCGAACTCACAAAGAATGATGATCCACTTGAAATATATATTCCATTTAACGAACTTGTTTATTGCTTGAGAGGTGAAACACGAGATGTAACGCGTGCACTATATTGGTGTGGTTGGATACTCAAGTATTCAAGTCAGTTTAAAAAGCAAAATAAGACTCAGTTAGTTTGTGCAAGTCGTCCTAATCTTTATTTTGACCAAGTGTATTCTACGTTAGTTGTGTGGATGCTGTGGGAAGCTGTGTTAGACGCAGCTAAAAAATCAGTTCAAGCTGGAGTTCTGGCGCCTTATATTGATGCGGTCTTCAAACTTCATTGTTTGCGCTGGACACCTACGTTACAGAAACAGCGGTTATGTTTTTTGGTTAGCGCAATTGTGTTTGTTTGCGAAAGTACCACAATTGATATTCATTCGCCCGTCCCACACGATTTAACAACTGTTCAAAATGTTGTAGTCAATATTCCTTCATGGATACTTGCCATCATCCAAACAAAAAAGACCTTTTCTTAATATAAATGGACATCCATCTAATCTTCTATTACATTGGCATTGTTATCGTGTTTGGCTCCCACCTGTATTCGATACAGTCGCCTTCTATGCGTAACCATTCTATTCTAAACTTGTTTGCCGCCTGCTGCATTGCGTACTATTTTATGAATAAAGAAGGATTCATCAAGGTATAGAATTTTTCCCAGGTTAAGAGTATAAATGTTCAAGTTCCTCCTCAAGCTCGCGCTCCTTGCCCTCGGTCTCTACCTCCTCACGCAGGAGGTCCCTAAGCTCATGCAGGGTGCGCGTGATTCCACGACGGTTGTCTACACGGTTCTCGGTGGCCTCCTTACGTTCTACACGGCCGGTTCTGTGCTAAAGAAAGTTGTCAAGATGCGTAAGTAATTAAAAACGAAATCAAAATAGATAATACTAAATGAATCAAAACATGAAAGACGTACTCCACCAAATTTTGCTGAAAACACCGCAAAATTTGTTTGATGAGTTTCTTTCAGAGTGTCATAAATGGTATGAACAACCGGCTCACACGTTTACCGAGATGCGAACTCGCGATAACAAAAAGATACGAGGAGATATCTTTGAAGAGTTTTGTGTACTCTATCTCAAATTTGTAAAAAAGTATGATACTGTGTGGCGTCTTGAAGATGTACCCGACGAAATTCTAGATCAACTTAGTTTGAAACGCCAAGACTTTGGAATTGATATTGTCTGTAGACATCAAGGTAAATTTATTGCAGTACAGTGCAAATACAAGAAACATCTAACAATTAAAAAGAACGTTCTTACCTGGAAACAGCTATCAACATTTTATGCACTATGTATGAGATCTGGGCCATACGAGAAATATATTGTTATGACGACGTGTGATTACACTCGTCATATGGGTAAGAAAACTCCCAAAGATATTTCAATTTGTTTGAAGACATTTCAAAACATTACCAAAGAACAGTGGACTGCAATGTGTCAACTTGAAGGAAATGTTATTGAAGTAGAAAAGGTAGCTGCTAAGAGTCCTGAAGAACTCAGAGCGGCTCGTTTAAAATATTATGAAAGTAATAATGTTCAGTCGTAAGTTTCAACACTCGCTTACAGCGGCTCTTCTTTTTTACGTGGTAAGTTCACCGTTCACGTATAAAATGGTTGATAATCTAATTGGTGGTCTTGTTAACGCACTTGCTCCATCCGTGGGTCATTTATTTAAGGTCGCCGAGGCCGGTTGTCCGACAAACTACGGCCTACTTGTACACTCTGTAGTCTTTGGTATTGTAAGTTTTTATTTAATGCACGCTTCGTCATAAACGGATGAAGTTTAGAGAGTATAACATAATCCAATTAAATGAAGCTTTTGATATTTGATACCGAAACAACTGGTCTTCCAGTAAATCGTAATATACTAGCAATCAATGGACCTAATAATTGGCCACACATTGTGTCCATTTCTTGGGTTATTCTGGATGTAGAAACAAACAAAATTGAATCAAAAAAATCATTTGTAGTTCAACCGTTGGGCTGGACCATTCCCCCCGATTCTACTAAAATTCACGGAATCAGTCACGATTTTGCATTAAACAACGGAACACCTCTCACTGCAGTAATGACTGAGTTTACCAGACAGAAATATGATTGCTTGGTGGCTCATAATATGGATTTTGATTTCAATGTCTTGATGAATGCGTATAGATGGGATTTAGGAGTCATGGTAAATGACACTCAATATCGGCGTAAGTGTACGATGAAGCTATCCGTCGATCTTTGTAGACTTCCGGGACAGTGGGGAAACAATCGTTGGCCTAAGTTGAGTGAGCTCTACGAATTTGCATTTAATCGTAAACCAGTTCAAGCGTCTTTGCATAATTCAATTTATGATACACTCATTCTCGCAGAAATTGTTCAACATTGCGACGAACTGCGTAATAAAATGGGCTTACCTGTAAAACCTACATTTGTAAATAATGGAACTAACAATAAAATCCTTTCCATCTGATTTCAAAACTAAATCTATTTTAACTCAAGTTGTTCAAATTTTATGGTGCGCAGACGGTTGGGCTTATATTCCCGAACTTCGTGTTCGACGACGTTTTTTTGTCCATAACACCGTCACGAAGCTGGAGCAACAGCCGTGGGAGGGGACCATTCCGGTACCTGAACACTGGGAAGAGGTTGAACTACACTGGTACTCGGGGACGATGTGGCGGGAACTTTCCGAGGATCTTGACGAGTTAATTTCAGGGACCACCACCAACAACAGCACCAGCAAGTAAACACACGACCATCGACTTCCTTAACAAGCGCAGCCTCTAGTTTATCGGAAATAGCCTTTAATTCTGGGTTGGAATCAATAAGAGCTTCGATCTTCTGAACAACTGCATTTGATTCGACCGCGGCTACAATCGAGTCTGAAACTTTTTTGGTTGTATCTTCAACAACAGTCTGTGTTTTATCGAGAACGACGTCGGTTAACTCAACCGCTTTCTCTTCAACTTTCGGGGCTAGTTCAACGACCTTCTCTTCTAGCTTATCTACTACTTCTTCAACTTTCTTCTCAACTTGTTCTACTACAACATCCATTGCGTATTTGCTCAATGTTAAGAAACCTTTTGGTTGAACAAAGCGGATATGGAAATTAGTGATCTTTTTTATACAGCACTCGCTACTATTCTTGTAATGGCAGTACTTCAAGTTACTGCATTTTTTGTGACGCGCATGCTTTATCCTCCTGAACCTCGAATCGTTTACCGCGACGTTCCTGTACAGCAACAGCGTGTACAATTTACGGAACCGGTGGTTCAACAACAGGCACCTCCGCCGCCTCCGGTTGTTTTAACACAGCCTCCTCCAACTATACAACTACCGGAGTATGAGCCTCGCAAATCGGCTTCAGACTCTTTACGACTGGACCCCGAACTACCGCCTGGTATTCAAGAAACCCGTCCCCCCGGAACTTAAAACGTTCCGAGTTCCACAAACTAAAGGAATAAGCGGTTGGTTAATTTTGACATATGATAAGGCAGTTCCTACCTGTTTATGGGTAACAAATACAGAAAGTAAAAAACTACCATGTATTATTGATGAACGTATATGCGGTGATACCTTTTTTCGAGCCGAAAAAATCGGTCCGCTTGATTTTGTAATTTCAGATATTTGGATGTATAATTCAAATTGTGTATTTGCTACATCAACATTTGAACAGAGATATAAATGGCTTAAACTATTTTTACCCACATTTACATCACATGTTCCAGGAACTGTTAAATTTATTCATAAATCTGATATTGTAGGATCAAGCATTAAAGGATACGAAGAACATCCGACAGAAGTAGCAAAGCCGGGCTATTTTGTCGAGCATGACGGATCAGACCTGGTTCATTTTATGAAGATGAGTTTGCCCGATTGTTACGAAAGTGTACCGTTTACTGGATTTTTAAAAGTTCCCGATATTGCAACTGCATTCTATCTGCGTTCAAAGGGAGATGAGTTTGATTGCAAATGTACAAAAACAGGCGACCAATGGGTAGTTGCAGAAAACATTCCCATACTAGAGTAAATGCACCGCAAGGGACACACGAAGCGCAGTCACAGTAAAAAGCGTCGCACAATGAAGGGTGGTTTTTATGGTGCTTCGGGCGCAATTGCACCTGGTGCCATGGGCTATACCGCATCATCTGAAATGGGACATTATGCAGCTAGCAATCGCGGTGGCAATTCGATGATTGGTGCACGTCGTCGCAAGGGCAAGAAGTCTCGCAAGGTAACCCGTCGTAAGCAACGTGGTGGCTCTAAGTATGGTGCTGTAGGAGCTAGCTTTCAAGGAAGTGGATCTCGCGGTATGATTAACGTTGTACCGTATAACGCCAAAGGACCGTCTGGATCACCTGCGAATGCCGCATTTGGTGCTTTTAATGATAACGGTGCTCACCCTGGTGGAAACCATGACAGCTTCATTCGTTCTCACTAAATTTGATTCTTCAATCTAAATAATGGATACACTTGTAGCCGGAGTTTTATTTATCGCAATTGCTGTTCTTCTAGTTCAACGTGGTCTAGGATCGATGATTGTTTGGGTCGTACTTACCTATTTAGTAGGAACATATGGTCTTGGTATGACTAGCATAATGTCAATTCTTTTAGGTCTTGTCGTCGTCTATCTCATCTCAATGGTTACAAAAGAGAACTTTGAGAACGAAGAAGATGATCCTAAGCCCAAAAAGGGAAAGACTCCTGATCCGGCTCCCCCCAAGACAAATGATCCGCATGTAGATATTGGTACTACAATCCTACATGCTTACCGTAATTTAAGTCCTGAGCAGATTGGCGGTATGCGTCGCGACACCAAAGAGCTACTTTCGTTACAAAAAGAATTAATGGGTTCTTTAGCTGAGATGAAACCGGCGATTGAACAAGGTGCAGAACTTCTAAACACGTTTAGTACTTTCTTCGGGGAACCGCCTACTCAAGGTTAACGACGCTTCTGAGTCTTACGGCTCTTCTTGCCCTTGCGACGACGAGTCTTACCACCTAGTTTTACCATCTTAGGCGCCATCGTCGAAGCTTTTTTACGAGCCGCATCTAATTCAGAATTTGATGGTGGTAATGGTCCCAGTCTCTTTATATCTAGAAATCGAGGATCATCATTATACGGTTGAGAAAGCGCAGGTAATTTAGTAGCACTGCTCATTTATCTTTATATTCTTTTTTTTATTAACGCATCATGTATTCTCTGCATTCCATCGGCATATACATAAATATGATACTTTGCATCATTTGTTGAAATAAAGGGTCCACCAACGGAACGAACTATATTCGTCCATTCGCGTACCACCCCAGCAAGTCGCCGGAATTCAAACCATTCTTGCCATAGTTGAAAACATTTTTGAAGACCTATAACAGTTAAAAAACTTGGCGGTGTTTTTGAATACAACGACATAAACAAACTAATTAACGGACTTATAACCATTTCGATCCAAAGTGAAACTTTTTCAAAAAAGGATTCTTTGACAAAAATAGTGTGAAGACGTATAAATTCTTCTGCAATTTTAAAATAGTTCTGAGGATACAGTACAAAATGTATTGTCTGCTCAGGCTTTAATCTTTTTTTTATTTCAAAATTTTCAGGAATCATTCCTGTATTACTATTCCTATTAGAGGGAATTCTTGTTCTTTTAACGTTTCAGCATCCAGATACTTCCATGAAATGACATTTCGCATGTTAGTTACTGATTCTAAAAATTCCACATCTACCGTATTTCCAATCTCTACATATTCATTGACAATATCTGTGACACTTAAAAAATTACCAGGAGTAACTTCAGCACCTATCCATAACCAGGGAACTTTCTTAACCACAATATCTTTTTGAATTCGCATCGGACATAATAAATCACGTATTAAATTTTTTAGATAAAAGACCTTCAAATAAATAGGATAAAGGAACATTATATTTTAAAATATAGAAGTACTCGGTAGGGGTAACGCATCCTGATTTTTTAGCGTAGTGACAAGTTTATCGCGGTTTTTTAAATTATCGCCTGTTAGAAATCCCTCGTGAATCGCTCTATCCATCATACGATCTAGTCCTAGACCTAGAGAGATAGATGACGCAAGGGCAACCATGATAAACGGTGTAACAACAATTGCCCATGAAACAACGCCTAGCTCAACACTGCATAGAGCATCGAGGATGACTACACCAGAAACAGCCATAACTAGCTTGATAAGTGCAGTTGCGTAGAGACCAAGTGAGACATCTAACGCAACGTGAACCGTGCTATACAACATATATAGCAGCGCCGGAGGACATAATGACTCGATAAAATCAATCTTCATGTTATTTACATTAAAACAATAAAATATGCAGGATCAAATTGATATGATTTGCACTCTCACAGGATGTGATCAAACAATGGCTAGAGAAGTATTTAATGAAACAGGCGACGTAACATTGGCAGTAGATAAGATTCTTTTTAAAACAGAGCTACCGTCTAAAAAGAAGCAAGTAAGAGATGCAGTTTCTAAAAAAATAGCTGAAATACGTGAAACAATGAAAGAGTTTGATAAAAAAATGGACGAACGCCCCGATTCAACAATTAATCAGTTTCCATCTACTTTGTCAAGTCGACTCGTACGCGAGGTATTAGACGAGAGACAAGTCCACCGCGAAGAAACGGTTCTACAAAATAATTATTCTCAGGAATATCAGCTTCCTTTTCTGCAATCAGAGGCTGAAAAACCGGAAACTGTTTGTCAGTCACAGTCTGAATCGACTTGCGATTCGCCGTTGAATGGCCAAACATGACGCGGCTTTGATCTTCAATGCCCTCAATTGTACCAAGACCTAAGAACGGTGTAGTCGCGAAGGGACGAGCAAATGTCTGCTTAGGACCCTTGGTACGAGCAGTACCCGGAGCACCCCATAATAAATCCGTATGCATATCAATTCCGGAACCACCTTCCTTCGTGTTACCAAAGTTGCCACGCGGGACCATGCCGCGGTAATCTGACACAGGTGGAGCAGCTGTATCGGGCAAGAAAGGAAACCAAGATTTTGAATCAGCATTCACATGACGAGGCTCTTCACCTTGACGTGTATTTGCATAAAACTGCGGTAGACCAGCATTTGTTGCCATCTCTTTACACATCGTTCATATAAAAAACGAATAAGATTCAACAGAAGCAAATATAAGTCAACGATGGTATTCTTCCAACCATGTGATTGGATTGAATCTGATGACAAGGGCAAATATATTGTAGACGCGTATGGTCGTAATGAAGAAGGTGAAATTGGAAGAGTACGTATAACAGGATTTTGTCCGTACTTTTACATTCAACACAAAGAGGGCGATACACCTTCGACGGTAAAGGCTAGACTTGAAAAGGCATACGCTGATTCAAATGATAAAAAACTATCATTCTCTGATCTTCGCTTGATGGAAGAATCCAAACTAGATGCCATGAGTGGATTTTCTGGCCTTTCCCCTATCAGAGTATGGAAAGTAATATCACCTGCTATTTGGTTATTTAAGTGTGCTTCTAAAGCTGCAAAACAATTAGACCGCATGGCATATGAAACAAACCTGCCTCCACTTCTTCGCCTCTTTCATATTTTGGATATCAGCCCTGCATCACCCTTTAAATTCGAAGGCGAGCGTACTGATCCTGGCGAAGATATGAATGTAGATGTTTGTTACACTGTAAACTTTCAAGGAATTATCCCCGATTCCGCAATTACAATTCCTCTACTTGTAGCATCGTATGATTTGGAAGTTTATTCTGAGTCTGGTATGTTTCCTGTAGCTTCCAACTCATCTGATGAAATCATTCAAATTGGTGTAAGTTTGCGCTGGAGTGACAGTATGTTGCAATCAGAGGATCGGTTTGTTCTCGTAATTGGCGACACAACTCCGTCAGAAGATCCAACGGTAAAATACATCTGCTGTAAAACCGAGAAGGACCTACTTTTGCGATTCGAACGTTTGATCAGAACAGAGAACCCTGATATTCTTTGCGGATACAATACATTTGGTTTTGATGACGGCTATATTGCCGAACGTGCCGAATTCAACCGTATCCCCCTATCATTCGGTCGCATTGTGGCCAAACAGTGGGGGCGTGGCAAAGATGATTATGTCAAGACCGAGAAGAAGACATTTGAACTTGCAAGTGGTAAGTTTGCAGTACGATACATTGAAATGCCTGGGCGTATGACAATCGACGTTCTTCTGAGCATTCGTCGTGAACAGAACTTGGATTCATACAAACTTGATAACGTAGCATCTACATTTCTGCGAGATAAGGTCAAGTCATTCAAAAATACTCCCAAGTATTGTGAAATTGTAACCAACAGCACACGTGGATTATTTGTTGGAAACTTGGTTCGATTTGACATCATGACGAATACTACAAATCCTTATCACGACGGCGACCTTTATAAAGTTGTAGAAGTAACTCCCAAATCATTCAAAATCCAAACTGAAACAGAGCTATTATCAGACGCACCTGGAAATATTGAATGGTCATTTGCTAAGGATGATGTGGGTCCTAAAGATATCTTTGCATCACACCACGGAACTCCTGATCAGCGAGCTCTGATTGCAAAGTACTGTATTCAGGATTGCGATCTAGTTCTAACTGTCATGGCTAAGCTTGATACGCTTGTAAATGCGAGAGGGATGGCAGATGTATGTCGTGTTCCGATTACCTACATCTTTCTGAGAGGTCAAGGAATTAAGATCTATTCCGCAGTTGTGTACAATGCATCGAAGCGTAATCAGATCATTCTAACACAGGAAGGATTTGAAGGAGATAGTTCTTATGAAGGTGCGATTGTTCTGCCTCCTAAAATTGGAATGTATCTAGATCAGCCTATTTCGGTTCTTGATTTTAATTCACTATATCCTTCGAACATGATTGCATTCAATCTGTCTCCCGATACACTTGTCTATGTGAAGGAGTTCAGTACAAGTGGCAAGAAAATTAGACATGACGGGTCAGACGGAGAAGAGTTTCGAAAGAATGGATATAAAATTGATGAAATTAGTTATGATGTCCACAATGACGAAGGCGAATCCACTGGTCGTATCACCTGTGGTTTTGCGCAACCTACAACTGATTCCAAAACAATCGGATTATTGCCTCTCACTCTTGACATCCTGCTAAAGAAACGAAAGGAGACTCGAAAGATCATGGAGAAAACTGAAGATGAAGCTCAAAAAGCAGTGTTGAATGGTCTCCAGCTAGCGTATAAAGTTGTAGCTAATTCAGTGTATGGTCAGGCCGGTAGTAAGACATCTCCGATCCGTAAAATTGAAGTAGCTGCATGTACCACTGCTGCTGGTCGTGAACGTATTCAGTTTGCAAAGTCTGTTGTTGAAACTGAATTCAAAGCAGAGGTTATCTACGGCGATACAGATTCAATCTTCATCAAGTTTCCAACCAAAGATTTGGCCGAATCAATTGAACTTGGAAAACGAGCAGCCCAGTCAATTACCAGTCAGTGCCGTGCAGCACATAAAATTGAATATGAGAAAACTCTCTTTCCATTCATTCTATTCTGTCGTAAGCGATATGTAGGAATGAAGTATGAAGACGATGTGACAAAGTGCAAGCGTATGACTATGGGCGTTGCTCTTAAGCGACGTGATAATGCTCCGATCGTAAAAGATGTATTCGGTGGAGCTCTGGACATTCTCATGGAACACCGAGACATCAAGAAGGCGCAAGAGTTTGTAAAAACACTTCTAGTCGACATTTTGCAAAATAAGATTCCACTTGAAAAATATGTAATTACCAAACAGTTGCGAGATGATTACAAAAATCCCGGACAAATTGCCCATCGTGTTCTTGCTGATCGCATGGAAGAACGTGATGCTGGAAATAAGCCTCAAGTAGGTGATCGGTTAGCGTTCATTTATGTCGCCGAAAACGCAGGGCATAAGAAACAAGGTGATCGTATCGAGCAACTTGATTACGTAAAAGAACATAAGTTGCATGCAGATACACGTTTCTATGTTTCAAACCAAATTCAAAATCCAGTAGCTCAACTCTTTGCGTTGGCAATTGAGCAATTAGACGGATATAAGAAAACAGCAGATTATGATAAAATGTATAAAGACTATATTGAAGATGGTCTTGATGAAGAAAATGCTACATTGAAGGTATTGGATTACAAAGAGAAACAGTTAGACAATATTCTATTTCTTGGATCTCCTGAACTATCAAGAATAATTACAAAGGTTGGACATTCAATGGTGCGTGGTCCGATGGATGCATTTCTTCGCCGCTAGCAAAATGGATTTATAAAAATTATACTAATAAAACTGTAAAACTCGCATCACTGCCTGCCAAAGTAGCGCTTTCACAAGCTAACCTTCGGACACTGTAGTAGCTAGCGAGTAATAAAAAGATGCTCGGCGCGAAGACGTTCGACATTTTCCTCGCGCGAAAGGACCGAATGGAGGAGGCTCTTGAGCGGTACCTCGAATCAGTGAGGAGGAACAGCGTCATGCACGAGTGCAAGAACGCACAGCGCGCCGAGGAGGCGTATGCGAAGGTCAAAGGTACTGGGAGCATTGACGAGGACCACCTCAAGATGGCCGCAGAGATTGCGGTTGAGATTGCAGTTGTAGCTTCTTACAGGGCTGAGAGTCTGGAGGTTTTAAACTCCAAAATCTACGAGAACGATTTGAAGTACATCGAAAAGATCTACAAACAGGACCTTGCCATGGTTAAGCGCGAGAAGAAGTAAATGGAGAGATTTACTACTAAACCACAATACTCTACATAGAGCCCACTGGTTTATCCTGAAAGGGGTATTTTTGGGTCTAGCAAAACGAATTTATAAAAATCAGAATAGATGGGAATTAATTGATCGGTACTACATCCGATCTAAAACATGGCACTGTCTTTTGTGAACAAGCGGGGCGAGAGGAAGCAAGTGGAGCCGCATTTCATCGACGGGAACGACGGTCGTGGCTGTGACCTGTGTGACTTGAAGGCTACGATTCACGATGAGCGCTTTTACGCGCCTGTCTACTATCTGTTTGGAATTTCGTTCTGCGATGAGCACGAGGAGCTGGCGAAGAAGGCCGTAGAGTGCTGGTTGCACAAGAATGACAAAGTCATGATTGACTGGCGAGCCACTATCCCGAAGGAGATTGCTTCTCTGTTGTACGTGCTCAATACCGCAAATAAGGCGGGAGGGTTCAAGATTCGTCGCAGTGACGGTACAATTGAGGAGGGGTGGCATTGGAAGAAGACTATTGGCGAAGAGCCTATCTTTATTCGAAAGACAAAAACAACTGGCCTCTGGACGGTTCCAACCGTAAACCCGATATCGCAACTTGAGCGACCTACTAGCATCTCTGATCTTAAGGATCTGGGAGTGATTCCTGCCGATGTGGCGGATGCCGCGCTGGCGGTTCTCGATGCAGGTGTGTACCGGGATTCCTACAATGAGGTGGAGACCGAGTTGCAGGATCAGCTGGGGTTGTAAAGATTTACTACTAAACCACAATACTCTACATGGAGCCCACTGGTTTATCCCGAAAGGGGTATTTTTGGGTCTAGCAAAACGAATTTACAAAAGTTTAAATTTTTTGTTTCAAAAGTTAAGATGCTTCCTACCATTGCAGCAGTTGCGGCCGCGGTTGGATTTGGCTACCTTCTTGGTCCCGTGGGAACTATGGCAGTTGGAATTGGACTAAGCTATCTTGCTGTCCCTCTCGCAATACTTGCTAGCTCGCTTTAGGGTTGACAGGAAAACGAATTTATAAAAGTTATACTTTTTGATTTCAAACACGAACAAAATGTCGGATCACATATACCGTCCTCGCTCGCGCGAGCCTTCGGAACCAAGGTTTAACTACCCTGAGTTGTTCATCCTAATCTTTGTAGTGGGTCTACTTCTGGTAACAGCTGTGCAGCGCGCAGCGGCCTATTTTATGTAAAGTAGAAAAAACGAATTTATAATTTGTTTTTAACTGAGAGACCAAAAAATGTCAGACTTTCGCAAGAATCGGTTTGCGGTTGTTGTTGCTCTCAGAGAGGAACTTAACCTTTTCCCTGAAGATGCACAAGCATCAATCTATACTAATTTTATGACAAACTACGATAGGAATATCGAGAACGATGTGTTCGATCAGCCGCGTAGATCGCATAATGGCATGAGAAGCGATATTTGTTACTGGCGTATGAACCCAGATCATATGCCAGAGAGCGAGATGTATCCTTTTATGGGATTCGCTCTGAAGTATTTTCTTGGAAATTGGATGACCAATTGGATCTACTCATTTTATGATAAGAATGGAGATCTGTTGGATCGGTTTAATCCAATTGTAAATTAGAAAAACGAATTTATAATTTATTTTTGATTTCAACGGTAACAAAAATGTCGGAACGTTCTGAGAAGCTAGCCGAGGAGCATATGTGGAAGAATATTCCTCTGTTTATGCTTCTTGCGTTGATGATGCATACTATTCCATCGTCTCCATTTACAATTGCGCTCATAATAGTTGTTATGATGTTTAATATCAGACTCTGTATTGAGTAAACTACGATTTAAAGTTATTTTTAAATGAGATAATAACAAGCTTAAGTGATTTCTAAAGTATATTTATATTTTTTAATGTTTAACGGTTTATTTTTATATTCTAATTTTGAAAAAATGCCGTCATAAACATCATTTAAATAATTTAGTTCAACGTATGTTCCTTCTCTTGAACTAGTGATCCAAAATTCAGGAGCATGGTACGAAAAATGAACACAATACTGAATTGTTTTACCAATATATGCTGATTTAGACCACCAAAAATTACCAGAATAATGGAACATCATAAAGTTTGATATGTTAACACCTACAACATCTGCACCATTATTTAGTTGGTTTATACAGTCTTCATGTCTGTCAACATTATAATAAGTTAAATATTCTACTAAGTCTGTAATGTCACGATTCTGCCCATTATGCGATACACCCTTGCTATGCAAATAAAGAACATTGAACTCTTCTTCTTTTACAGCATACCATAATTTGTTTAATGTAACAGTTTCACGGAGGTTTATGTCAGAAGACCATAAAATATTATGAAACTTTGGATCCTTAAAAATTTCATCTTTTAAACAATCGGGATTTCCAAGAAATCCGTAACGAAGTTCATCAATTTTATCATACAATCCACTGGATCTAATTCGATCAAATAAATTTTTAATTATCTCTTTCCAGTTATTTATAGCACAAATATGCATATAAATAATTGTTTTCATTTGATAGACTAATTTATACTTTGTGAAAACGGATTTAAACATTTTCAACTCTAGTAAGAGTGGGCGTATGGCTCAATGGTAGAGCAGAGGTCTTATATGCCTTTGGTTGTGGGTTCGATTCCCACTATGCCCATCTTTTTAACTGCAAATCCCAGACCAATCTGTACCACAACTTCTAGCCAAATTACACTTTGCAGCCACAGTATTCAATGTTGCTGCAGACGGGTTAAATGGTAGACAATGTGTAGAGTAAGCAGGCTCACACATTTTTGTTCCAATATTAAAGTTCCATCGATCCGGACACTGTGACATTTGTTGAGCACTTGCGGGCACTTCAACACGAACACCCAATGCATACTTTGCAATAACTACAAACAGTAGTGTAAAGACAACTACGAGTAGTAAAAGCACAACAAAGTTCATTCTTTATTAACTACAAGAGAATGGACATCGCAAGACATGTGTTTAAAACATTCTTCGATAGCACTGCTAATCCATTAGTTCGTCATCACTTGGATTCGTATAGTGATTTGCTAACTACAAAGATTCCTGTATTCATTAAGGCGTCTAACCCTATTACGTTAACATTGAATGATAGTCGATTTATTCATATTTATGTAGGTGGACGCAATAGTGATCAGATTAAATATTTGCCACCTGTAGATGAATTTGATAATGCAATTCTTCCCCATATGTGTCGTTTGTCCAATAAATCATACTTGCTTGAAGTTCGCGTTGGAATGGAAATTGATTTCATTATTGGAACTGAAACTACCACAAAGAAGTTTGAAAACGTACTTTTGGGAAAAATACCTCTTATGTTGAAAAGTAGTTTGTGTTATTTATCTTCGATGACACCCGAACAACTATATGATGCAGGTGAGTGTAATTTTGAACTTGGAGGATACTTTATCATCGGCGGTGCCGAAAAGGTTCTTCTATCACAGGAACGTCTTGGTGATAACATGTTTTATGCGAGCAAACGTATTCAGGTTCCCAATGAGGAACAGAAACGTAGCTTAACTGAAAAACAAGTTCAGGACGCAATTGCTGAAGCAACTAAAGCTGAAAAGTATGAGTATACATCAGGAATCCGCTGTATATCTGAAGATGGAACACGTGGCCCTTATTCTCACTTTTTAGTCATTCCTCCTGCAAATAAGCAATCAGATGATCCTGATTTAATTAAGAAGATTTCAGACTACGGTGATTTTTCTACAAACAGATTACCGGTAATCACTCTTCCAGGATTCAATAAACCTGTTCCTCTGATGAGTGTATTTTATGCTCTGGGGTTCACAACACATCAAGATATTTACGACGTTGTACTTTGTGGAACCCATCCAGATGAGAGAGAATTATACGATTCTATCTTTTTAGAAGTCATTCTATCCCATGAGAAGTTTACTCGCCAAGAAATGGCAAAAGAAGAGGAACAAGATCAAGATCCCGATTTACTGTTCCTAAAACGCCAGACTCGTACTCGCAGTAATGGTGCTGTATTTGTCAACTTATATGAATCACTATTTCCCCACTGTGAAAAGACAGAAGGCGAGTCAACTTCATCATTCTATCGCCGTAAGGCGTATCTACTTGGCCACATGTTAAAAATTGCAATGAGCGTTGCTCTAAAAATTGAACAGCCTGATAATCGCGATCATTTCCGATTCAAGCGTCTTGATGCCGGTGGCGATTTATGCTTCCAGGAGTTTCGTCGTTTGTACAAAGAAGTTTCCAAAAATATGACAGTTCAGCTTGATAGTCGTATTGAGTTCGAACGTCAAACATATGCTGGTAACAAACTCGTCGATCTCATTCAACCCGAAAAGATTAGCTACTACTGGCAATCTAGAGAGTTCCTAAATGGATTTGAAAAGTCATTCAAAGGAAAGTGGGCTGGTAAAGATGGCGTCTCACAGGAGCTCAGTCGATTCTCCTATGTCGGAACAATTGCTCATATGCGTCGTATCAATCTCCAAATGGACAAAGGTACAAAGCTAGTTGAGCCACGTCGTATTAATTCGAGCAGCTGGGGACTATTGTGTCCTACTGACAACCCCGATGGTGGTAATATCGGTATGATCAAGTCATTCACCCTTTTTTGTTCACTTTCAACTGCAAGCCCTGCTGCAGATATTATGAAACACGTAACGTCTTTTAAGACATTTTTAGGATTATCGGATATTCATCCTTCAACGTGGAATATAAAATGGACAAAGGTATTCGTAAATTCTGATCTAGTTGGTGTACTTGAAAGTGACGTGGAGACATTTCATTCAATGCTTCTCAAAAAACGTAGAAGTGGCGATATTCAAAAGTTTATATCGCTTTGCTGGAGTCGTATTACAAATACGTACATAATTTTTACTGATGCAGGAAGACCGTGTCGTCCAATATATCGTGAGGGAGTTTCTGGATCCGCAGTTTCAAAAGAGAAAACGTGGGATGGAATTACGTCCAAGTTAATGGACTATGTGGATGCACAAGAAACTGAAAGCTTACGTATTTCAATGGAGCCGTTTCATAAGAAACTTCATTCTGAAATTCACGGAATGGCAATCTTTTCTGCATCTGCCAGCATAGTTCCCAATTCTGACTTCAATCAGGCTCCTCGTAACATGTTTAGTTGTCAGCAGGTAAAACAGGCGTGCTCTTGGTTTAATACAGCATTCAATAAACGATTTGACACTATTGCAACCTGGTTAAATTATGCTCAGCGTCCTCTATCTCAAACATGGACAACTCCTCATATTTTGGGTTGTATGCCGTATGCCGAAAACCCTATTGTTGCATTGGCTATCTATTCTGGCTACAATCAGGAGGATTCTATTTTGCTAAATGAGTCATCTCTACAACGTGGAATGTTCCATACGACGTATTACCACTCCTATGATGTAGCTGAAGAAATGGCAGGTGCATATATGGCCCCAAATAAGGATATTAATCCACTCACGTTGCCTCACGCGATGTTTGCAAATATTCTTACCAATTCAGAGTATAAAGATATTGTAACTCCCAAAAAAGATGTGTCCTACGATTTTTTAGATGCAGACGGTATCATTAAGCAGGGATCCCATGTAACTGAAGATACTGTACTTGTTGGAATTGTAGTTCCTGTAATGAATGCATCGGGACAGGTTTCAGGATACACAGACAAGTCATATACCCCTAAGAAAGGTCAGCATGGTATTGTAGATGCAGTTTATCGTTACACAACTCCTGATGGATTACATGGTGTAAAAATACGAGTAGCCGAACATCGTGTTCCAGTACTGGGTGATAAGTTCTCTGCTCGTCACGGACAGAAGGGTACATGTGGTATGCGAATTATGAATGAAGATATGCCTTACTCAAAAGATGGCTTGATCCCTGATATGATTGTAAATCCTCACGCATTCCCGAGTCGTATGACTATCGGTCAATTCATTGAAATGATGTCAACTAAACTTGGTGTTCGAATGGGTGCTATTTCAGATTCAACGCCTTTTACAAATAAGAATCGTGTAGGTGAAACCAAAGATTTGCTACTCAAAGCAGGTTACCATCCGTATGGCCACGAACTACTTTACAATGGTCAAACAGGATACATGATGGAATCTGAAATTTTTGTTGGTCCAACTTACTATATTCGAAGCAAGTTGATGACTGAAGATAAGATTAATTCACGATCAACTGGACCGAAAAAGCTTCTCACTCACCAACCTGTAGAGGGTCGTGCAAATGAAGGCGGATTACGCATTGGTGAAATGGAACGTGATATTCTTGTATCTCATGGAATTTCAAAGTTCTTAAATGAATCCCTGATGGAGCGTTCTGATAAAGCTGAATTCTTATTTCAGCCCGAAACAGGTCAAATGGATGCTGCGGAAGACACAGAAGTTACAACACTTACAGTTCCGTATGCATTACGTTTGACGATTCAAGAATTACAATCTATGCATATATCAGTTAAGCTCGCATCAAATTAAAAATAATTTTTATTTAAATCTTCATAAAACTTACATCTCGTGACCAGGCAAACATCTGTTCATCATCTTTAAGACCACAGAAGTTAATAACTCCTTGACGACCTTCATCAACTGTTTGGAAGTTTCCGATAAACATGTTCAACACAAAGAAGTTGAATCCCTTGTCAGCACGTGCCTCCTCTACAGCCTTCTTAGAAGACTTCTTAGGAGACTCCATCTTGTTTTATTATTTTGAGTAAAATCAGAGTAAAATCCGTTTTAGAGAATTAGTTGTTCAGTATAGTAATGTATTCGGAAGTTTACAGACCTAATGTATTTAATGAAGTTATTGGGCATACAGAAGCAAAGGGTATCCTCGAGACGTATCTAAAATCAAATTTCGCAAGAGCTGTATTTTTGACGGGTCCACCTGGAATCGGCAAAACTACACTTGCATTATGTGCCGCTCGTACATTTGAATTTGAACCATTGGAAATTAATGCAAGTAGAAGTATCCGTAGTTTTGAAGATGTTGAAAAAATTAAAGATGCTTGTCGTTCTACTGTAAGCATTCAGTCATTCTTACGAGGTGAAACAAAGCGCAAAATGTGTGTAATTCTTGACGAAATAGATGGTTCAGATCCTCATGCTCAAAGCAAAATTATTAATTGGATAAAAGATCCCACACGTAAACTTCCTATTATTTGTACAGGAAATGAGATTCCAACACTTTTTAAACGTAATACCGAAAGTATTGAAATTGTAAGATGTTTTCCTCCCAGAGCTGTTGATCTGGAAGCTATTTTTAGCGATATTGACGTCCCCACAGTTTTGAAGGATTGTCAATATGATGTTCGTCGAATGTTAAATCAGATACAATATGGTGGATCAGATAAAATTCCTAAATTTAACGTCCCACCGACGGGTTTACCGATAGAGAAGTTGTTCCTGCTGCGACAGAAGATGTTTGACCTGCAGGACCCGTTTGAGTCTCTCGGATATCGTGGCGACAAACAGGGCATCGAACACTCATAGAAAACCAGCTGATAAGACACGAACGGTGGAAGTCGTGTCTACAGTGACGAACGCGAACACCAGCAGATGATATCGAATCTTGACAGATTGCGCAATTATTTTCAGATGAGGCAATATCCATAATTGCACTATCAACCTGTTCTTGACTTGGAGCTACGCGAACATTCTCCATTGTTCCGGCGGCTTCACCCATAGTTAGTGTAATAACACTTGTCACGAGCTGGTTTCGAAGATTACTACGGTGCAGACGGTCAATTAGATCGATATAACGCTCTTCTATAGATAGAAAATGTTGAAGAGCTGGTCCTCGCTGAAGAAACGTAATTCCATTCAAATTACGAGTAAAAAATTGAACCCTTGCTTCGATAAGTTCTCCGACAAGCTCGAGTAGTCCTTGCTCCATTACACAAATACTTGCGCACTTTTAAAATGGGTATGTTTTCATCAATAACGGATTCTCGGTTTATCAATATACAGAATGGTAACTAGCATGGATCATATGTATGTAATTAAGCGCAACGGTGACCGTGTTCCGGTCTCATTTGATGCCATCCTACAACGTGTGCGCAAACTATCAGACGGTCTTGACCATGTAAATCCTGATCTTGTAGCTCAGAAAGTATGTAACCAGCTTCAGGACGGAATGGCTACTTCCAAACTTGATGAGTTTGCAGCGGAGACGTGTGCCATGATGCAGGCTCGCTACCACCCTAACTATGGTAAGCTTGCTGCACGTATTGTAATTGATAACCACCACAAGAATACTCCGACTCGTTTGATCGATTCAGCCCAAGTTTTGTTTGATGAAGGGGTTATTGCAGAGTCTTATTATTGCGTTGCACAGAATTTGGAGTTTGAAAAGATCATCGATTATTCGCGTGATTTTATGTTTGATTACTTCGGTTTCAAAACTCTAGAGAAAGGCTACCTTCTACGACGAAAGAGTGGTCTTGTTTGGGAACGTCCTCAGCATATGTGGATGCGTGTAGCGATTCAGTTACATGGAGAGAACTATAAGAAGGTAAAAGAGACCTACGATGCTCTTTCGGAAGGATATTTCATTCATGCAACACCTACTCTCTTCAATTCTGGAACGAACCATCCTCAGCTTTCGTCATGCTTTCTAGCGAATATGAGCGAAGATTCAATCAAGGGAATTTATGAAACACTTGGAGAATGCGCTCAAATTAGCAAGTGGGCTGGAGGTATTGGTCTTTCAATTCATAATGTTCGTGCACGTGGTTCTAAGATTCACGGAACGAATGGAGAGTCAACGGGAATTGTACCAATGCTCAAAGTTTACAATGATACTGCAAAGTATGTAAATCAGGGTGGAAAGCGTAATGGATCCTTTGCTATCTACCTAGAACCGTGGCATGCAGATATTGAGGACTTTCTACGTCTCAAGCTAAATCAAGGAGCAGAAGAAGATCGTGCTCGTGATCTATTTTATGGCCTTTGGATTCCTGATCTCTTCATGAAGCGTGTAGAGAAGAATGAAAATTGGACACTTATGTGTCCTCGCGAATGTCCTGGACTTGATGACGTTCACAGTGAAGAGTTTGATAAACTTTATACGTCATACGAATCGGCTGGAAAGGGTCGCAAGACAATGCCTGCTCAGAAACTATGGCAAATGATTTTGGATGCTCAAATTCAGACTGGTACACCGTATCTCTGTTACAAAGACGCTGCTAACTCAAAGAGCAATCAGAAGAATCTTGGAACAATCAAGAGTTCAAATCTTTGTACCGAAATTATGGAGTTCTCGTCTCCTGATGAAACAGCTGTTTGTAATCTTGGAAGCTTGGCTCTTCCTAAGTTTGTTCAGAGAGCATATCATGCGGATGGAGAGTATCGTTTCAACTTTGAAGCACTAAGAGCCTATACAGCTATTCTTGCTAATAATCTGGATATTGTAATCGATAAGAATTTCTATCCGACTCGCAAATGTGAATACTCAAATAAGCGCCATCGCCCTATTGGAATTGGAATTCAGGGACTTGCCGATGTATTTGCTATGCTTCGTATTCCTTGGACGTCACCTGACGCTTCAAAGCTAAACCGTGAAATCTTTGAAAATATCTATTATGCAGCGGCGAATGCTAGTATGCTAGGCGCGACTCGAGATGAATGGCGAGCTGACATTTCAGCTGTTGGTCATAACTCCTATCTAAGCTTTAAAGATTCGCCTATGAGTCAAGGAAAAATGCAGTTTGATCTTTGGAACGATACGCCTACGACTACGTATCTTGATTGGACTACTCTTCGTAAGACGTGTAGCACAGGTATTCGTAATTCACTACTTATTGCTCCAATGCCTACAGCGTCTACGTCTCAAATTTTGGGCAACAATGAGTGCTTTGAACCATTCACGTCTAATTTGTACACTCGTCGTGTACTCAGCGGAGACTTTATGATTGTGAATAAGTATCTGGT